TCTCGGGGTTGCGACCCGCTTGTCCGCCCGTGCGGTTTTGCATCGCCTGGTCGTAGAGCGCGACCAGCTCGTCCACCCCCTCGTACACGTTGCCGCCTTTCGGGTTGGACGGATCGAGGGGCTTCGTGGCCAAGGCGTAGACCCGGCTCCGCGGCACGCAGCGGTCCTCAAAGACCAGCGTACAGTCCTCAAGGCCGGCGGCGGTCGGCGGCCAGACGTAGAACGCGAAGAGGTCGACGGGCTCGAACGTCGGCCCGAGGAAGTCCGCCACTTTCTCAACCTGCTCAATCGTTTTTCCTGATGGCTGGCCGTCGTCGTCGAGGACATCGCGCAGCACCGTTTGCTCGTGCTCGACGGCACGCCAGACGTTCCGCACCGGGGACGTGCCGTACATGACGAGCTGGCGGAGCCACGGCAGCGCGTGTTTGCGGAGCCGCATGTGGCGGCGCATCCAGTAGGCCGCCAACGCCTGCTTGGCGGGCACGCGAGCCTCGAAGTCTTCCCGCAGCGCCCGGCACGCAAACCAGTCCTGGTCGGGGAAGAGGTCGCGTTTTAAGCGCGTGACCCATTGCTCAATCCAGCGCCGGCCAACTGGAAAGTAGGTGTTTGACCGGCCGACGTAGCCCTGGCGGTCGTGCCGCACGCTCCAGATGCGGTAATAGCGGAGCCAACGCTCGCGGAGCACCCCGTTGCGCTCTTGCCGGGTGCGACGGACCAATGGGACAAGCTCGTTTTTGACGCGCTCGACAATCAGCGGGTCGAGCGCGAGATTCTTCGGCGCCTCGCCGCGTGCCGGCGAGAGGGTTTCGGCGGCAGCCCCGCCCGCGGCGCGTCGTGGCATCCCGAGAGCCCTTTAGCCTCGGGGTGGCCCGTGTACCCGCCGGCCCCCGGTCGCGTCAATGCGCCTGGAGTGTCGGGGGGGCGCCCGATGCGGATGAGGCTCGAGGAATCCCATCCCGCTCACCACGCGACGTCAGCTTTGGCAATCGCCTGGAGCTTCAAGAGCCATTCACTGCTGCTCCCTTGTAGATTATCATGAAGGTACCTAGCTGCATCGCAAACGTCCTTGTAAGGATGCGTCGGCATCGGCTTGCCCGTCTTCGCGTGCCGCGCGAAGCCGCCCGAGAGCGCGCTGTGAAGAATCGGACAGCGCGGGTCGACAAGAAGCGCGGGGCTCGGCACCTCTTCGCCGGGAATCCGCACGCGGCGCAAGAGCCGGTCGCGAAGATTGTTGTAGGACGTGTCGCTCGAGCGGGCGAAGGTCTGCAGGATGATCCCGTGTTTCAGTAGCACCGCACGAATCGACCCGAGCTCCATCTCATGCAGCGCCTCGGGGTCGCCGGCATCGAAGCAATTCGCCCCCGGGCCGACCAGCTCAATCGTCATGGCCTTGGTCGCCTCGATTTGCGCCGTCAGGTTAGCGTGCTCCAAGACCAGCTCGGCGACAAAGCCGAGCCGACCGTGGACATCGAGCTGCGCAAACACGGTCACGGGACACACCTGGCCGAAGTCCCAGCCCCGCAAGAGCCGCGCGGAGGCATTGACGGGAAACGGGCGGCGCATCTCGGCGGGGACGTATTCCGGCAAGACAGGCTCGCCGCCGGCCAAGTCGAACGCGATTTCCATCTCGCGTTGCCAGCCGCGCGGCGGCATGCCGCGCATGGCCTCGCGCTTCCACGCCGGATCGCGCTTGGCGGGGTCAGCGGTGTAGTGGACCTCGACGACGTGGACGCCGTTGCGCGGGCAGCGCCACTCCGTCACGCCCGGCATCGGCTGTGCGGCGGTGCCCCGCGGGTCGGGCGCGGCCCCGCGGGCGCCGAGAAACGGCATCTAGTCCGCCGCCGCTTTCTCGTCCTCGGGCGGCCCCTCGGGCTCGGGGTCCTCGAGCTCCTTGGCGGCGTCCTCGTCGTCGGGCGGGGGCGGGGGCACGGGCGTCTCATCCTCAGGGCGCTCAGTCATCAGGGCATCCTCCCTCAGGCCGGGGTCGGCGGCCAGCCCCACGGCGCGGCGTTGTCATAGTCCTCGGCACCATGACGCACGCTCACATGCACATGATGGGCGTGTTTATTGCTTCCACTATAGGGACGCCACTCGCCAGCCGGGTGGTGCTGTCCCAAACCTGAGAAAATACGGCCATTAGAGATCACATACTTGACGCGCCGCTCGCCAGCCAGCACGCGGCCGCGCAACCATTCCGCAAAGGCGTAGGAATCGAAGCCGCCGGCCGGGTCATGCGTGAAATCGCGCGCACAGACGACCCGACAGCACCCGCACGGGTTGTGATCCGACGTCCGGGCACTGTGGCGGGCGTCCCCGATGCCCCCATCAGACGCTTTCGAGCGTTCCGGGGCGCTTTTATTGATTTCCCCAAGCAATCCCTCGTCAAATCGGCCTCCGAGGGCCTTACAGACGCGCCAACTCACTGATTTTGCTCCAAAATCACCGATTTTGCCCCGTCTGACGCTCACGGAGGCTCAAAAACTGCTTCATCAACTCGGTCTGGGCCTTTAATTCGGCCGTCTGGGCCTCTAATTGGTCGACGGCGGCCGTCTCAGCGTCTACCAGGTGCCCCGCGGCCTCCGTATTCGCCTCCATCCGGGCCGTGATCGTCAGGATGGTGTCCTGAAAGCGCGTCAAGAGAAACCAGAGGAGCGCCCCCGCGACGACGACTGGAAATCCAACCTGCGCAATGACTTGCGCGATCGCCGCCAAGCCGCCCGCCGCGGAGCCGACCCCCCCTGGTGCGCCCATCACGACGCCCCCGGCGCACAGATGACCGTCACGAGCACCTCGAGCGTGCCCCCAAACGAGAACGTCGACACCACGGTCGCGTCTGAATGCCAGCCCGTGGCCGTCGGCCCGGAGTCTAAGAGATGGGTCCGCGGCTCGTCCGCCGGATTGCCGACGACGTTGGTCAGCCCGCCGCCGACCGGCACCGTGCCCGGGTCGCATTCGGCCGTGAGGGTCACCAACGTACCCGCGATCGGCCGCTCGAGCACCCCCGACGAGGCCACTTTTGGCCGCAACACGAGCCCGGGGCCCGTCGGCCCGGCAGGCCCAGCACTGCCCGGAGCTCCCGGCGGCCCCACCAATCCAGAAGAACCGACAGGCCCAGCCGGGCCAACAGGACCAGGAGGCCCAGCCTCACCGCGAGCTCCCGGCAGCCCCGGCGGCCCAGGCGGCCCCGGCTGCTTCGACTTGCAGACCGTCAGGCAAAACGCCCCTTTGGTCGGGATCGCGGAGAGACCGCCCTTGCCGGGTGGACACGCCCCCACCGTCTCGGCCGCCACCAAGACCACGACGACGCCAACGCCCCCGACCCGGCGCATCTCCTTATCCCGGGGGGAGGAGCCGGCCGACCTCGAGGGACACACCGGGGGCGGTGCGATGATCGTGGCCGACCGGCTCAGGGGGCCTCGCCATTGGCCTCACCGGGACGGGCCGTGTGCCACTCAGGCCCCCCGCTCGTCAAGTGCCCCTGCCACGCCCGGTTGGCAGCGCCGGCCGCAGTCACTTCCACTGGGCGATCAAGGTCACCGTCGTGACGGCCGAAATCCGCCCCTCGGCGGTGACCGTGAACGTCGGAATCGTCCGCGCGTCCCCCTTTGTGCCCGCCGTGACGCCCGTCGTCGACAGCGTCGGGTTGGGATAGGTCCCGGCCAACGATCCCCCGGCACTGCCCGACGGCGGCCCGCCAAGCGACGATCCCCAGATGACATCCGTCCCATTTGATTGGAGCACCTGGCTCGCCGCCCCAATCGGCAAGCGCACCAGGGCCGGCGTCCCGTTGGCCACGAGGAGGTCGCCACGCGCGAGTGGCGTCGTCGTCCCGAGGGCCGCCCCGTTGAGCTTCGCCACGGTCGGCCCCGGATAGGTGCCGCTCAAGTCCCCGCTCGCCGCCCCGCTCGGCGGGAAACTCCCCGGGGCGCCTGTCACCTTCCCCCAGGCCACGTCATTGATCTTGGCGTCAGTGACCGCGAGCGCCGCCAAGGCCCCCGTGGTGACTTTGAGCGCCCCAATCGTCGGATTGGGGTAGCTCCCGCTCAAATCGCCCCCGGCCGTCCCCGACGGCGGCAGACTCGCCGGCGTGCCCGAGACGTCCCCATACGCAATCTGCTGCCAGCTCGGCACGCCGCTCGAGACGCTGCGGAGGTACTGACTGGTCGCGGTCGCGTTGGCGGCAAGCCGGGCAAGGGCCGGGGTCGCGCTCACATAGTAGATGTCGCCGGCCGTCAGCGCCAACCCATTCAGCTTGGCCACCGTCGGGCCGGGGTATGTCCCGGCCAAGTCACCACTCGCCGCCCCCGACGGCGGATAGCTGGTCGGATGCCCGGTCACCTTCGCATACGCGACGTCGTTGACTTTGGCATCCGTCACCGCGAGCGCCGCAATGGCCCCCGTCGTCACTTTCAAGAGCCCAATCGTGGGGTTGGGATAGGTCCCCGTCAGATCGCCCCCGGCGGCGCCCGACGGGGGCAGCGAGCTCGGAAAGCTGATCGCGACGTTGGCGGCGAGGGAAATGCGCCCCTCCGCCGTCACCGTGAGCTGCGGCACTTGAGTCGCCGTCCCGTAGCTCGCCGCGGTCACCCCCGTCGTGGCGAGCGTCGGCGCAGGATACGTCCCCGCCAGCGATCCCCCCGCGGCCCCCGACGGCGGGAATGACGCGGGAGCGCCCGTGATCTTGCCCCACGCCACGTCATTGACCTTCGCGTTGGTCACCGACAGGTCTGCCAGATACCCCGTGACCACCTTGAGCAGCCCAATCGTCGGACTCGGGTAGCTGCCCGCCAGATCCCCCCCAGCCGCCCCGCTCGGCGGCAACGAGGCCGGCGCCCCCGTCAGCTTCGCATACGCCATCCCGACGATCTTGGCGTCGGTCACCTGCGCATCATTCAGATTGGCCGTGAGGAGCCCTGAGGGCGCCACCGGGAACCGGGCCTGCGCAATCGTCCCCGTCAGTTTTCCCGCCCCGACGTCGTTCACCTTCGCATCGGTCACCTTCAAGGCCCCGATCGTCGGATTCGGGTAGGTGCCCGTCAGGTCGCCACCCGCTGCCCCGCTCGGGGGCAAGGACGTGGGCGCCCCCGTCACCTTGGCATAGGCCACACTCGCGATCTTGGCATCGATGATCGCCCCGTCCGCCACGTCGGTGGTCCCCACGGCCCCCGCCGCCAGCGTCGGATTGGGATAGCTGCCCGCGAGATCGCCCCCCGCCGGCCCCGTCGGCGGCCCACCCCCACCGCCCGCCACCGTCCCCGGCACCGGCTCGAGCGGCAGCCGCCGCCGCCGCGGCTCGGTATAATACCACGCCACCGGGACGGGCCGTCTGGCACTCGACCCCCGCCGCCGTCAAGAGGCCCGCTGCGGTCCGGCCCAATCTCTGCTAGAGCACCGCCCATGGCACGCGCCCACGACGCCCCCGCCACCCACGAGGCCGAGGTCACCCCCCGTCACACCCTCGAGGAAGCCTCCGCCCTCCTGCTTGCCGGCCTCCAGCTCATGCAGCCCCGCCTCGCCCACGGCTACGGCTGCCCCTCCGAGAGCGGCGGACCCTGCACCTGCGGCTTCAAGGAAGTCCAGGACGGCACCGAGGAGCTCGTCGATGCCTTGAAGGCCGCCACCGCCCCGCCCCCGTGAAACGCAGCCACGAGGCGCTCCGCGCCCGGGACCGCGGCCGCTCAGCCCTCGCGCCCGCCCGCACCCCAGTCGACGACTTGGACCTCCGCGCCTGGCTCCGCGCCCACGGCGCCTCCCTCGAGGCCCCCACCGAGACCCGCCCCTACTGGACCGTCCGCCACCACGGCCGCTACGTCTCCGCCGGCCAGAGCCCCGCCCGCGCCATCGTGAACGCCCGCCCCTATTTCCGTTGACCTATTCAGCACCATCATAAACCCGCCGCATGACTCGTTCCCGACTGGCAACCAGAACGCCCACTTGGCCCAAATAACGCCCCTCGTCATGACAGACTTGACAGCCGTGATAGATCCCAGTGGTTCCCGTCGGGATCCCAGGCCGTGCCAGGCCTGCCCTGCCCCCACACCCCAACGCCCCCCCGATGATAGTCCGCTAGGTTGGTAGCCAATCCCCGCTGGCGTGGTCCAGCCGGAAGGGGACAGCCGCTCGCTCCCGCTCGCTCGCACCCCCCCGGCAGCCCCCAGGTCGAGCCACTGTCAGGCTAGACAGCTAGCAGCCTAGCCTGCTGGCTAGCCAGGGCTAGCTGGCATGCTAGCCAGCCCAGGGCCGGCCGCGAGCGCGCGAGCGTGAGTCCACGCCGGCCAGCACGGCCCGCTCCGTTCCATCGGTCGGTCGCCTGCGGCGAGCCCCTGCTCTACCGCGACGGCCCACGACGCGACACGGACCGTAGACTCGCCGCGTCCATCTTGGTATGCCCCCGGCCGATGAGGCGCCGCGCTGTAGCAAAGCTGGATGTCCCCGACCCGCCACGCGGCACTATGCGGTGGGGTGGTGGCGCTCGTGCGAGCATCACATCCACTACGCCCGACAGCGCCGCGCGCGCGAGCATGCCGCCGGCCGGCCGACGTGGAGGGGACGATGCCGGTGTGGGCAGCCGACCAGGCACAACCCCTACTGCAGCCGCGCGTGCGGCACCCTCTACGCGCGGCAGCGTGCGACGCGCATCAAGGCTGAGGTGTTGGCCGCGCTCGGTGGGCGCTGTACCTGCACGGCGGCCGCGTGCTGGCACGAGGACGAGTGTGGCGTCGTGATGCCGGACGTGCTCACCGTGGAGCATACCTACGGCAATGGCGGAGCGATCCGCGACGCACGCCGGACGGGGGAGCGCTGGAGACACGGCAGCGGCCGCCGGCCAACTGGGGGCTACAGCGCGTGGGCCCGCTACCGCCGGGCACTCAGGCTGCCCGACCATGGCATGCGGCTCCTGTGCTTCAATTGCCACATGCGCCTCACGTGTGCGCGGCGGCGCGCGCATTTCGCCCCATGAGCGCGCGCCTCGGCCGCGGGATCAAGCGGGGCTGGCAGCCCGCGCCGGCCGTCGTGGCGGAGCGGCTCGGCCGCATGAATGGCGCGCGGCGCCAACGGCGGGCGGAGCGCGAGGCCGCAGCCCGGCAGCTTGCCGAGCAGCTCGCGGGCATGCCGTTGGAGACGCTGCTCAAGCACGTGACGACCCGCTACTGGACCGTTGCAATAATGCACCTGGGCGGCTACAGCGCCGCCGAGATCGCGCGCCACCTCGGTTATGCGAAGGTCGAGACGATCCTCCGCGTGCTGCAGCAGCCGGAGGTCGTGCGGCTGATCGAGGTCATTCGCCAGGCGCAGCTCGAGCGCGTCCTGCAAGGCACCTACGGCGTGGCGGCGCAGGCCAAAGCGGCGGCACCGGAAGTTTTCGCGCACGTGGCGGAGCTGGCCGGCGCGAAGAAGGATCGCACGACCGGCGAGCGGGTCGGCCGAGCACGCAGAGATGCGGATGCGATCCGGGCGGCGGATTTGGTGCTGACGACGAGCGGGGACAAGGTCGAGCGCAAGGCGCACCTCCACCTCCACCTCCTCGAACAATTGAGCGACCGCGAACTTGAGTCCTTCGTGGCGAGCGGCGAGTGGCCTGAGCGCTTGACCGGGATCGGGCTCTTGCCCGGGCCCGCGGAGGACAGCACGTGAGCAACAGCCGGGCCGGTGGAGCGACCCACGTGCTCGGTTCGGATCATCCCTTGGCCCTGCGCGCCGCGGGGCGCTTGCTCCTCGAACAACGGAAGACGTTGGCGACCTACGGTCGCGACGGCGACCCGTGGGCATTCGTCAAGGACTGTGTCTTCACGCGCGACGAGGTCACCGGCCGGATTCGGCGCTACCCCGACCGCGCCTATGCCGAGCTTTTGGTGCGCCGCTGGCAGGAGCATCCACTGCTGGCGGTGCCAAAGTCCCGCAGAATGACGCTTACGTGGCTCTTCGTGGCGGTCAACTACTGGCTCGCGCGGTTTTGCGGCAATAGCAAGGTCGCGTTCATGGCCCGCAAACTCGGCAAGACGGAGACGGAGGGGTCGGCGGAGCTCGTGCGGCGGGCGAAGTTCATTCACGAGCACCTGCCGGCGACGTTTCCGGTCTGCGAGGTCGAGTACTCGATTGGCTTTCTCCGGTTTCCCAATGGGTCGGAGATCGTCGCGCTGGGCGAGGGCGAGGAGCAAGCGCGGCAGCACACGTTTACCTCAGTGCTCGCCGATGAGGTGGCATTCTGGGATCATGCGTTCGAGACCTGGGTGGCGCTGCGGCCGACGATCGAGGGGGGCGGGCGGTTGACGGCGGTCTCGAGCGCCGGCCCGGGGTTCTTCAAGGACTTGGTGCACGATCAACTGGGCTAGTGTGGCGGCGCTGGTAGCGGCGCGTCGCCTCCAAGCGACACGCGCGACACCCGCGCCGCCCCCGCGGGCTCTCGTAGAGATTCGCCCCCGCCAAGGCATGGCCCGCCCGACAGGTGGTCTTCCGCAGTGCGCGCTGCCACGCCTCCCGGGCCGCGCGCATGGCGGCGGCCTGGACGGTGCGGTGCCACGTATCCAGATTCGTGCGCTGGGCCGCGGTCTGTACCGCGTAGGTGCCCATCGCGGGCTCGACCAGAAATGCATGCTCAATTCGCGTCCATTCCCAAATGCCGTCACTCAACTCGGGAAAATAGACTTTGTCGGCATACTGCCGCACGACCCAGCGGGGCAGGCAGTAAATCCGCTCGGGGCTGACCACGTAGCAGGCATACGGTGCCGGGCGCAGGCACACACCGGCGTAGAAATAGCGCCCCGAATCGGGGGAAAATTGCTTCGCGCTGCTCGCCATGTGACAGCAGAGGTCCGTCCGCGTCGGCCCGACGTGCAGGAGCGCGCATGAGTAGTTGCGTTGCGTCTGCGTCGGGACAACCGTCACGTCGACGCCGTGCTGGACGCACCAAGCCGCCACGACCTGTTGCGCGGGGTGATAGCCGCGCACCAGAAAGGCCTGGTGTAGCGCATGTACGCGGCCCATCTGCCGCGCACGCCCGCGGAGCCCGACGCGTTGCAGGCAGAGGCGCATCCATTCCCGGGAGCAGCCGACGGCGGCCGCCATGACGTCGAGCGTCACCCCCGCCCGCACCGCATCGCTGAGAAAGTCGGTGTGATCCTGCCCGCAAATGATGAGCCGGCCCGTCTCGGTGCCCTGCGCCCCCATCGCGCGCCATGCTATCATGGTCTGCCTCATGGCGCGTAACCCCGGCGAGTGGTACGAGGCGCGTCGGCAGGAGGCTGAGCACTTGGACTTCGCCATCCAGCACTTACAAGGCTATCTGCGTCGGCTCGATGACCAGCGGCCGAGCCAGGCCCGGCGCGCCATCTTGCAGGAATACCTCGGGCACCTCGTCCGCGATCTCGAGCGCGCCCGGTATGTCGGCGATTGACGCCTTGGACGGCCAATTACGCGAGCTCCGTCGGCTCGTCGCCGGGGCGCGGGCGCTCTGCTATACGGGCCGGCCGCGACGTCCGCGCGGCGTCGCCCGCCGCATGCGCTACACGGTTGAGGTCGAGCTGCCGCTAGACGTCGAGATCTACGACGCCGCCCGGGGCGCCCCGGTGACGCGCGAGACGCCCCCCGAGGCGGATTGGGTGGCGCTGTGTGTGCGGCTCGGCCCGCTTGACGTGACGGAGGTCCTGCCGCCCGAGGTCCTGGCCAACTTGGAGGACGACGCGCTCGAGCGGCTGCGGCGCGCGGCGGACGAGCCCTAGCCTAGGGATCGCGTGGCGGGGTGAGGATGCGGTCAAGCTCGTCGAGCTTGCGCGCGATGCGGTCGAGGAGCTCATCGGTCCGTCGGCCGCGCGCGTCGCGCTGGGTGAAGCCGAGGATCACCTGTTCGACGAAGCGGTCGACGTGCGTGCGGAGCTGTTCGACGTGGAGGGCCAGGTCTTCGACGTACGTCGCGAGTTTCGCGACTTGGACAGTGAGCATGTCCAAGCGCCCGGCCTGCGTGAGCAGGATGGCCTCAATCTGCTCCAGCCGGGTGGGGTCAGGGCTCATGGCCGCTCCTCGAGCACGCGGCGCATTTCCTTGAAGATGGCCGCCTCGCCGGGCGTGAACGTCCGCCGCGCGACCTCGGCGCGATAGATCAGGTAGGCAAGGCCGGCGTACGTCGGCAGTGCCGTCACCAGGATGGCGAGGAGCTCGTAGGACATCAGTCGTGCGCCTCGCGGGCCTCGAGGACCTCGAGCGCCTTGCGCGCAACGCGCCGGGCGAGGGCGAGAAACTCGGCGCGGAATTCCGGATCCTGCAGCACCTCGCGTGCAAGCGCCTCGCCCTCTTGCTCGGCGGCGACGCGCAACCGCGCGACGAGGGCGCTCTGGACGCCGTCGCGGACGAGCGCTTCGAGGTGGGTCTCGCCCCCGTTCCGTTTCCCCCGGCGTGTCATGCCTGTAACGCTACCGCGCCCGCCGGATCGGGTGCAAGGCCCGCCGCGCGCCGCGCCAGCGCCCGAGCGCGACGACGCCGAGAAAGGCCGCCATGTCCTCGGGGTCGTCGTAGGGGACGAGCTGATAGCTGCCGTCGCGACGGAGCTGCACGCCGAGCCGGGCGGGCGGCCCCCACGGCACGGGGGTCAAGACGCCGCCGCCCGGGGGCGCAAACCACATGCCGTCGAGCGCATACCCGGCGGTCTGCAGCGCGTAGGTCGCCGCCATCTTGGCCGTGCTCTTGCGCTCGACGACGACGGGGCGGTTGCCCGGCAAGAGGCCGACGACGTCGAGCGTGCCGGCGTAGCCGTAGCGCGGGTGATACAGCGGGACCTGCGAGGCGACCGGCGTAAAGCCCTCGTGCTCCCGAAACGCGAGCCACGCCTCGACGTACGGCAGCGCTTCCGGGTGCACACTCCGCCAGTCGAGGTCATCCGCGTCAAGGAGATCGCAGCACGCGTCAATATGCCGGCCCCGCTCGCGCGCGTGCTCAAGCACGGCGGGCTGCACGACGGAGTAGTCTGGCGTGAGGCCGGCGTCCTCGAGGAGCTGCGTCACGCTCGGCACAAGGGTGCCGTCGACTCGGTAGGTATGCGACGCCGGGTCGAATGCGAGCACGCTCGGCGCGGGCTCGGGGCCGGTCGGGAGCGTTGTCACTAGGCGGCCTTGAGCGCCTCAAGAATCTTGCGCGCGAGCTCGGGTGCATCGTGAATCCGTGTCTCGAGCTCCCAACACGGATCGCATCGTTTCGTCGCGAGCATGCGCGTGGGCTTGCCACAAATGCCACATGGTACGTTGGACTCGCCCGGGCGTGGATCGGTCGTGCTTCCGTTCATGGTCCTTTCCTTAGCGCAGTGGTCGGCGTGGGGCGGCGTAGTTGCGACGCACGAGGCGCGGCGCGGGACGGCGCTCGCCCGCCAGCGCGGCCTCGACGGCGACCGGGATTTGCCCGCAGAGCGTATCGTACGCCTTGTACGAGCAATGCGTGACCTTGCTGCGGCCCTGGGTGGTTGCGACCCAGCCCGCGAGCCAGTCGAGCGCGCGGTTAAACATGTCCTCGTGCGAGTCGTCGGGCACGCCTTGCTTCTCGACGGCCTCGTGGAGGAGCGCCATCAAGCGGCCGATGCGCGGCTTACTGAGGGCGTCACTCGGGGCCGGCTCGTCGCCCGCTGGACGCGTCGGCGCTGCAGGAGCCGGGCGCGCCGCGCCGGCCTTGCGGGCGGCGACCTCGGCGACCGAGCGGCGGAGCTGGTCGGCCAAGTCGAGCTCGCCTTGCGGGCCCGTCGGCGCCGCGGGCGTGGGCTCGCTCTGCCGTCGCGGCGCCTCGAAGGGCGCCGGCTCGTCGGCGGCGTCGCGTGCCCATCCGGGCATATCTTCCAAGTCCTGGGTAAAGAGCTCGCTCAATCCGGCGCACCGGAGCACGGCGTCAGTTTGCGCCGATTTTTGGCACATCTTGACGGCCTTATTGACGTCGCCGAAATCCTGGTCACGGTGACGGGCGCCGCGGCCCTCGGCGACGACGACGCCGGCGGGGGTGACGAGCTCGCACACCAATGTCATGAGCCCGGCCTCGCCGCCGAGCATCTCCCACGTTTCGACATCGCGCTTGAACCGCGGGCGGAGCTGCAATAAGCCGCACAGTTTTTCCGACCCTGGCTTGCATAACGTGGCTTTGCCACCGCACGTCGGGCACACCGAGCCCTTGGCGTCGGCCTTGTTTGGGCAATCGGTTTTCGCGTTGCGCGGCCCGACCCGGCGATGAATCAACATAAAATCGACGCCGGCGACGAGCCGATTAAACAGCCAATCCACGAGCAACTCGCGAGCTTTCGAGAACGATTCGAGCTGCGCGGCGAGCGCCTCGGGATTGCCGAGCACAAGCCCCTCGGCGACGACGTCGGGCACAAGGGCGGGCGCAGTGACGGGCGTGGCAGCGGCGGCCTCGGCGGGCATGCTTTCGGCTTCCATAGCTGTCTCTTCCTTTTCGGGCACCGTGTGATATTCCGGGGTTAGCTTGGCATTCATTGCAATCCCGGGGTTACGCGTGCAAGCGGCCGCGTTGCGCTCGGGGGGCAAGCGGGTGTTCGCGTTACCCGATCCGGGCCCCGATGCGACCGACGCGGAGGCGCTCTTTGAGGAATTCCGCGCGCGCCGGCGGGAGCTTTCCGGGGAGCGGCGGCTCTTTCTCGCGGTGTTCATGGGGGTGTTACTCGACCTCCACCGCTACCCACGCGGCACCAGACCGTACGCGATGGCGTGGCAGTGGATCATGGACGACCGGGAAGACTGGCCGCTCGCGTTCCGGCCGGCGTGTGCGACCCTCGACTTAGACGCCGGGGCCGTGCGCCAGCGGGTGTGCGCGGCGCTCGCGGTGGGGGCCCCGTGGCTCGGCGCGCTCAAGAGCCGCGGGCATGTGTACCGCGGGCGATCGGCGCCGGCGCTCTCCGTGGCGTAATGCATCATACCCTCTTAGACTACCGCCGGACCCCAATAGTGTCAAGTCCGATACTATTAGCTCCTTGCGTATCGCGTCGGCCTCTGGTACAGCCTCCGGCATGCCACGTGACGGCCGCCGCCAGCTGCCGACTAACATTGTCTTTAGCAGCATCCACGCTGCGGGCGGTCCCAGTGCCGTTTCCCGCGCCCTCGGGATTTCCCTCCAATCCCTCGCCCGCTGGCGACGGGAGGGCCGCGTGCCGGACGCGCGAATCGTCCTCGAATGGGCGGCCCTCGTGCACCCGGGCGCGCCCGAGGCGCAGCTACGGCTTGCGCGGCGGCTTGCGGGGCTGCCGGCGGCCGCGAGGCGGTAAGCTAAACACCTCACCGCGCGAGCGCGCGCGCTCTTTCAACCAATCCTCAGCCATAATTTGCAGGAGGTCCGTAAAGGCGCGGCGCTCCTCAAGCGCGGCGTGCCGGATGGCGGCATCAAGCGCTCGCTGAAAACGGACGTGCCGGGTGACATAGCTTCTTGGTGGCTGAGGAGGACGCCCCATCTTACCCCGCGGGTGGTAGCGTAACACCCGGGGTGGTGCAACCTTAACGTGCTGTTTTCGTTGAGAAGCGCGCTTGCGCACGCTTTGAGCGTAGCGCTTACTTGACCGCGCGTGCAAACGAGAGTAACGAACGGCCACTTTGCCAGTCCTATAGATCGGACATGCAGCACGGGGCGGCGGCGGCGGGGCGGTTGCATGCGGGCGGTGGGTGAGACTCGATGCCATAGGGGTATCGAGCCCAGACGCCATAGCGCCCGCTTGATATCGCATGCACAAATCGGGGGCGAACGGCAAGGGCGCGCGCATGGAGGGGACGCGCTAGCCGTGCGTGCTCGTGCTCTCGCTGCCGTCGCCGCACTCTTTTCCCTCGACGAGCTCGCCGAATTTATCGGCGAACTGCCGCGCTCCCAGTTCCATTTGCTCCGCGTCGCCTGCAAGGAGCGGCTCTATACGGAGCGGGCGGCCGTCGTGCCCGTGCCGCCACCCGTCGAGCGCGGTCTCCTGAATACCCGGGCGGCCGCGGCCTATCTCGATTGCTCCCCTGATGAGATTCGCGACCGCGTACGGCGCGGCACGTTGGCTGCGGTCCGCGACCGTCCCGGCGGCCACCTCCACTTCGATCGGGCCGCCCTCGAGGCGTACAAAGCCTCCCATCGGACTATTGACAGCGGCATAGTCCACCGCTATGATGCCCGGCATGACCCCCGATACCCTGCAAGCCCTTCGACGGCGGCTCAAGTGGACGCAGCAGCGACTCGCCAACGAGCTCGGCGTGACGGTGACCGCCGTGAGTCACTGGGAGCAAGGCGTGCGCAGGATCACGCCGCTCGCCGCGACCGCCCTTACGCTCCTGGCAAAGGAGCATGGGCTGGTCCCACGCCCCCATCCAAGCCACGAGTGGATCGCCCCTAGGTGATGCAGCCACGGAAACGGAGAGGTGGCCGTCCCGGCGCGCGGCGCAGCAAGCCTTGGTTTGTGCAGTACCGCTTGCCGAACGGGCGGCAAAAGTCCCCTGGATTCGCCACCTATGACCAAGCGCTTACCTTTTGTGATGCGCTTGAGGCTGAACGCGCAGGCCTAAGCGTCGTCGCCGATGGCCAGCTCATCACGGAGCGGCGCGTCTTCATTCAAGCCCTGCATGAGCTGATGAACGAGGATCGCGCGGCGCTCGAGGCCATACTCAAGCGCGTCGAGCAACTCCTCAGGGCGCTAGAGCGACACGTTGCACAACTCACTGCCGAGCGCTGAATGGCGGTCTTCAAGTGGCGCGGCCGCTGGGCGCACGACTACCGCGATGCCGCCGGCATCCGCCACCGCACAACGCACGCGAGTCAGGCTGACGCGCGCGCGGAAGCGGCCCGGATCCGCATTCATCGCCGTGGCCGGCTCGGGCCCCGTATCGACCCCCGCGCGACGGTCGCTGACTACGCCGCGCACTGGCTCAAAACGATCACTCCGCCCCTGCTCAAACGGCGGGCCTTTGAGGCGCATGCATCTGCCGCGCGGCTCTATATCGTGCCGCGACTCGGCACGCTGCGGCTCACCGATCTCCGTCGCTCGGACGTCAAAGCCTTCCTCGCCGGGTGTCAACGCGAGGGCGCGAGCGGACAGCCGCTCACCCGCGGCTCGGTCCGGCTCGTCTATTCGGCCATCCGGGCCATGCTGAACGCCGCGATCGACGACGAGCTCGTCAGCGGGAACGTGGCCGCCAAGCTTGGCCGGAAGTTACGGCTCCAACCAACCGCCCACGAGCGCCACGCTGCCACCGCGCAACGCGTGCTTGAGCCGGCGGAGCGCCGGGCGCTGCTCGAGGCGGCGCGGCAGGACGAGGGCGGCGTCTGGTATCCCGTGGTGCTCGTCTACGATCGCGCCGGGCTGCGACTCGGGGAGGGACGCGCGCTCGAGATCTCGGACGTGCGGTTCGAGACCCGCAAGCTCCGCGTCCGGCACGCGGCCGACGACAAGACGGACGCGCTCGAAGAACCGAAGCACGGCCCGCGTGAGGTCGATTTGAGCCCCGGGCTGGCCGAGGTCCTCGAGGCGCATATCTCCGGGCTTGAGCGGGCGGCGGCCGAGACCGGGCGACCGCTTACCCGGTGGCTCTTTCCGTCGACCGCCGGCACCATGCTCGACGCCGCGAACATTCGGCGTGCGCTGCGGCGGCTCGCCCGGCGGGCTGGGCTGCCGCCCGTCTCGCCGCAAGATCTGCGGCATACCTTCGGGTCGACCTTAGCGACGACCGAGCTGCCGCAATACGTGCAGCAGCAGATGGGCCACCGCGACATCACGACGACGATCGGCACGTACGGGGGGGCGTTTCACGCCCGCCCGCGACGTGGGGTGGCGCTCCTCGACGACGGCATGTTACGCGTCTGCCGGCGGGCTGGTGGTGACAAAGTGGTGACACTGGGGCGGGGGCGAACCCGCGAAGGAAGCGGAAGTAATGGAAAAGACTGATGAGCCGTATGGGAGTCGAACCCATGACCCGCTGCTTAAAAGGCAGTTCCAACCCCCCCGACCAGCGGCCTGAGCCCCACTAACGCCGCGGAATGCGACGAATCTGCCCGCTCGGTCGCGGGCGGGAGCGGGGGCGGTTGGGCGCCTGGTGGTGACAAGGTGGTGACAGAATAGTCTCACTTGTGAGGGTATCGAGGAGGGGCTGTGATGCAGGACGACGATGGGGGGCGGGCATGAAACATGGGACGCTCCGGCACCCGAAACTCCTCGCCCTCGCCAAAGCGCTCAACATGCGGCCGTACGAGGCGCTCGGGCTTCTCGAAGCGCTCCTTGATTGGACGTTTCAGTATGCGGTGCGCGGGGATATCGGGCGCTTTAGCGACGCCGAGATTGCCGCCGGCATCGGGTATGCCGGCACGCCGTCGCGCCTCGTCGATGCCCTCGTTGTAACGCGATGGCTTGATGCCTGCGCGCAGGCGCGCCTCGTCGTGCACGACCTCGCCGAGCACGCCCCGTGGAGCTGGCGGCGGAGCCTCCAGCGCCGTAACGTCGACTTCGCGGTTGCCGTCACTCCGGTGGCACCGGAGTCCGGTGGCACCAAAGAAGACAGAGTTGGTGGACCCGTCCCGCCTGCGCCTACGCCTGCGCCTGCGTCAGATCTTTTATCGTTTGCTTCGCAAACTCAGGGCGACGCGCCGTCGCCCCGCCCGACCGAATTGGGCTTCGAGACCTTCTGGAAGCCCTATCCGAAGAAGCGGCACAAGCCCGCCGCCGCCCGCGCGTGGAAGGCCGTCGATGGGGCGCGGCATCTCGAGCCCATCCTCGCCGGGGTCGAACGGTGGAAAGGCAGTGAGGCGTGGGGCCGTGGTTTCGTCGAGGACCCGGCGACGTTCTTGCGCCAACGGCAATGGGAGGACGACCCACGTGCTGCTGAACCGAGTGGGCGTGAGCGCGCGGCGGAAATTCTCGCCGACTTGCAGGCGAGTCTCAAAGAGCGCGGATGACGGACGACGACGCCGACCGCTTTGGGCGACTCATCGGCACGATCGAGGCGGCCTATCGCGTGCGCTTCTCGCGCGAGACAATCACGGCCTACTGGCAGGGGCTCCGCACACTCACGTGGCTTGAAGTGCGCCACGCCATCGAACGCGCGATTGAGACGTGCACGCGGGTCCCGACCATCGCTGAGCTCCGCACGCTCACATCGACGGGCCGCGTCGATCCCTCACGCCAGCATCATGGCACGTATCCGCCGGACATCGCCCGCCGGCGCAAGGAACTTGGCCTGCCCGTGACGGCAGAAGAACACGCCGAATATGATCGCGGGCTCTACGCAGAGCCGCCCGTCACGAAGCCACAGATGGTGGCAACGCTGCGGGAGATCGCGTCACGGCCACTGACCCAAGTGTGCGAAGAACTTCAGGACCAGATGCGGCGTGATGGGGGCGCACGCCTCCAATGGATGCGTGACCTTGCGGATGACATCGAGCGTCGGCACCTCACGGGTCGCTATGGCCTCTTTGGCGATGCGCTCGCGGGCGCGCTCACGCGTGCCCAGGATCGCGACCCCGGCGAGGAGGGCTGAATGCTGGTCAACGGCTCGCGGCCGATGGTCCTCGCCGAGCTCCGCCGCCCGCCGCGGTGGCGGGCCTTGGCCGCGCTGCTCGGCCTCTATTGCTGGCGGTGCGGGCGATGGTGGCGCCATGCGCTCATCTGCCCGCGGTACGGCCGCCCATGAGGCGCAACCCTGACGGCAAGTTTGCGCTCGAGGAGGCGGAGGTGGCCTGCATCATGCACGCCGTTCTGCGGAGCGCCCCCGCGGGGCTTCCAGAGGACGAGCTTGACCGTCAAACGAAGATCGTCGGCGACTTCGTGCTGGACACCTTGGTGCACCGGGCGCTCAGCAAGCTGCTGCTCGCGGGTGAGCTCGCGGTAAGCGTGACGGCCGCGGGCGAGCTTGCCTGGTCGCGGGAGCCGGGCCCGTCCGTGGCTGACATCCGCTGGGGGCGGCCGTGACATGCGGCGCGTGATCGGCATTGACCCCGGGCTGGCTGGCGGCCTCGGCGTCCTCGATGTCGACGACGACGGCAACCAGCTTGCTGCCGAGCTCCATCGCACGCCGTCCATGCCCGTCGTGCGCAACCGCAAGACGCGGAACGAGTACGACCCGCTCGGCATGCGCCAGCTCTTGGCCCGTCTCCTCGACGGGGACGCGGCCACGGTCGAGGTCGCCCTCGAGGCGCAGGGGGCCCGGCCGGGCCAAGGCGTCGCGTCGACCTTCCGCACGGGCCTTGGGTTTGGCCTCTGGCTCGGGCTCATCGTCTCGGCCCGGGTCCCCTACCGGATCGTCGCCCCGCTGGTCTGGAAGCAGCACGC